AATCATTTTTAGGTCAAGACATTGGAGCTTTATCTACTCTTGGTGCACAGAACCAAGCATTAAAACAAGCACAGTTAGGAGCACAACAACAGTTAGCTCAACAACAATTACAGCAACCATTAACTGCGGCTCAGACTTATGGTCAAGGTGTTACAGGTTTAATCGCTGGATATCCAGGTCAACAAACTCAAGTTACTTCACCTAGTCCTAGTCCTTTAATGACAGCAATAGGAGCTGGTGGAACATTAGCTGGTATATACAGAGCATTTAATCAACCAGGCGTATTGAATAGTTAATATGAGAACTTTTAAAAGACCTATGTTTAGAAAAGGTGGTAATGTCGGAGTTGGCATTATGACTGGTATTGTAGATAGAACAGAAGCTCAAGATGGATATACAGGATTAGAAAATTTAGATATAGGTACTCCCAAAACTCAAGAACAATTTATAGAAGAAATTAGAGCCGGTGCTGGTGATTATGGTGGATACGATCCTCTAACAAGTTTCTTATTAACTGCTGGACCAAGCGTTGCAGGAGCTACAAGTTTTGCTGATGCTATTGAAAAATTAAAACCAGCTACTCAGCAATTAATAAAAGGTGCTGACGCAAAAGCTAAGTTTGACAGAGATGTAAGAATGGCTGGAACTAAACTTGCATTAGCTGATCAACAAAAATTTGACGACAGAGCATTTGATCTAGCATTAAAAGCTGATGATAGATCTTATCAAGATTTTTTAAGAGAAGACGAAAGAGATTATCTTGCAGGGGTAAAAGCTGATGACAGGATTTATAACAAAGAATTAATTCAAGATGAAAGAAAATTTAACTTAGATTTAATACAAGATCAAAGAGCTTATAATAAATTAGAAAAAGAAGATCAACGAACTTATGATGCTAAAATATTAGAGGACGCTAGAGCATATGCCAAAATGGAAAAAGAAGAGCAAAGAAAATATGAAGAAAAATTAATTAAAGAAGGCAGAGCTTTTGAATTAGATAAAATTATAAGAGCAGAAGATTTCCAAAAAGAAATTCTTGCAGATGAACGAGAATTAGAAAAACGATATACAGAAAAAGATTTTATAGAAGTTTATGAAGGTGATACTTTACAAGCTAACAATAGAGCTAAGTTTGAAAACAATAAATTAAAAACTAAGTTTATAGAAAAATTTGGATCTAACTTTGAAGGTTTCTTAAATGGCCCTAATGATCCTCAAGAATCTACATTGATTAAAAACAAAAATAATAAAAAACTTGGTAAAGTTTACTACGATGTAAATACTGGTGAAGCTAAAATATACAATAAAAAAACTGATGGCACTTATGGTTTCCAAATAATTGATATTGACACCTATACAAAACCAGAAGCACCAAAAGGTAGTACAAAGGCAGAAAAAGATGCTAAGATAGATGAAAGATTTGATTATTTAAGTGATGATCAAAGAAGAATTTTAGAAGATATAAGAGAAAACAAGCCTGAAGATTTTGGTTACGGAATCTAGGAGTCTAAATGGCAGAGTTTTTACCTCTCAATAACGCCGAACAAAACAATGATACAGCGTGGTACACAGCTGCCGCCTCTGGTATTGCATCAGGTCTATTAAAGATACCTGAAGGTGTAGTCTCTCTTGCAGCAGAATTAATTGATCTTGGAGCTGATACAAACACAGCGGCAAGTGTAGAAGAATTTTTTGATAAACTAAATCCATTTGAAGAGATAGCAGAAGAAAGAGCCATAGGTAAACTTACAGAAACATTAGTACAGGTTGGTATACCAGGTGCTATTGGATTCAAAGCAGCAAACAAGGTAGCTAGAAATCTTACAGCAAAAGCAATTAGAGCAAAGAAAGCTAACGCTTATGCTAATTTAAGAGGAGCTCCTGTTTTGTCAGCAATAAACAAAGCTAGAGATTTAAATAAAAAATCTAAAAAGTTTAGATATGCCGCAGCAATTGCTGGTGGTGCAGCGGGTGAAACACTAGTAGCTGATGTAGAAAACATTGGAACATTTGGAGATATGTTTGGTGGAGGACCTACTAAATTAGATAGAGAAGAAAGTTTTGGTAGAGAAGATGCTACAAGAAAATTATTAAACAGATTAAAGTTTGGTTCTGAATCTTTATTGGTTACTCCATTTGTGTACGGTGCAGGTAAGTCAGCTAAGTTATTAGCTAACAGAGGTAAAGATCTTGCTTATAGTAATTCTAGATTTGCGAGATGGTTAGATAAATATGTAAGAGCACCTTTTACTCCTCAAGGTGGTATGACAAAAGAATTGTTTGGAGAAGAAACATTTAAAGAAGCATTAAAATCTAGAGATACATTAAGAGCTAAAGAAATTGTAGATAACATTACAAGAGAAGTAGATAATATATACCCTCAATCAGAAGTAATGTTTAACAAATCAGTACAAGTAGAAAAAGAAAAATTTTTAAAAGGTCTTAATGATGTTTTATTTGAAGGTAATATCAGAGATAGAGTTGATCCTAAAAAACTAGATAGTCTTTTAGACCTTATGAGAAAAAGTAATGTAAGTGAAGAGTCTAGACAACTAATCGTTAATGGAGTTAATAATGCTAGAGATGAGTTTACTAATTTAATTAATATTTTAGATAATAATACTTCCGGTGCTAAACTAAACAAAGGTGTAAAAGAACTTCAATCTTTATTAAAAGGTAGAGTTAATGGTTGGATAGGTGGTACTTACAGAATATTTGAAGATCAAGGTAAAGGTATATTTAAATTTTTTAAAAGATACGAACCAACTGATGAAGTAATTAATAATGCTACCAATTTTTTTAGAAGAGAAATTGCAAAAGAAAATGGTGATGCAGCTTTTGACATAGCAAGTAATGCTTATCAAAAAGAAGCTAGCATTATAGTAGACGATATTCTTAGAGAGGCTGCTCTTAGAGGTAAGCCTAAAGGTTTAAAATTTAATGAATATATTAATAAAACGATGGAGGGAAAACCAGGCGCTGATTTTATAAGAGCAGAAATAAAAGAAACTAAGTTACCACCAAAAGAACTTAGAGAATTATTTGGAGAGGTTCAGGATCCAAGATACTCCATATTCAATGGTATAACTAATTTATCTTCTGTAGCTAGAACATCTGAATATTTAAAAAGAGTAGCGCTGAAGAACGATGAAGTACAAGCAGCTGGTGGTAGAGGATTTTTTTGGAATGATGAAAATGCTTTTAGACTAGGTGTAAATCAAAAAAACACAGGAATAACATCTGTTAAAATGGATGATGTTATAAGTAAAATACCTGAAGCAGCTAATATACCTAATCCTTTAGCAGGTAAAATTACTACACCTGAGATAGCTGAAGCTATAAAAAATGCAAACAACATAGCAGGTGGTCTTCAAGGTTTTGTAAGAGGTGAAGGTAAAGAAGGTGCAGAAGCTGCTGCTAGTTGGATGTATAGAAATTTATTATTGTTTCCAAAAGGAGTTTCACAATTAGCAAAGACAGTATTCTCTATACCTACACACATAAGAAACGTAATTAGTGCCTTTGGTTTTGCTGGAGCTAATGGTAATTTATTTAACCCAGTGGAATTTTCTAGAGCATTTGCAGAAGGTATAGAAACTACCGGTCTTTTAAAAGCTGGTCCTCCAAGTGAAGCAGCGCAAGCAGCTTATAGAGAGTTAGTAGAACTTGGTGTTGTAAACTCACAAGTTCAAATAGGAGATTTAAAAGCTTTACTACAAGATATTAGATTTGGTCAACAAGCTGCAAACGTAGATACAGTATTAAATCCTATGATGGCTAAGTTAAAAAAGGTAGGACAATTTTTTCAAGGTAAGTATGTAGCTGAGGATGACACTTTTAAAATAGCTAGTTATGTAATGGAAAAAGCTAAATTAAAAAGTCGTTATGCTAGACGAGGTATAGATGTAACTGAATCTGTTCTTAATAGAGAAGCAGCTAACGTTGTAAAAAATACAGTGCCTAATTATGCTTTTGTTGGATCTGCAGTTAGAACTGCAAGATTATTACCTATAGGTAACTTCATGTCGTTTCCATCAGAGATGATTAGAACTACAACTAATATTGCTGAATTAGGTTTAAATGAAATGAGACACATACCAGCAGCAGGTGTAAGAGTTAAGGGAAGTAATTTAGGTTTAACAGTTACAGAAATATTACAAGATGGAACTGAACAAGTTGTTAAAAACAATGCTCTTGATAGTGGAGCATATGGTGACGGAATAAAAAGATTATTAGGTCTTGCTACATTTACAACAGCAGCTCCAATTGCATTAACAGAAGGTGCAAAAGCTTTGTACGATATATCTCAAGACGAACTAGATGCATTAAGAAGATTTGTACCTGAGTGGTCTAAAAACTCTACATTAATTCCAATTAGAACAGAAGATGGTGATCTAAGATATATAGACTTTAGTCACAGTAATGCTTATGACGTTATAGCTAGACCTCTAAGAACTGTTTTAAATAATATTCAAGATGGTCAAATGAATGATCAACAAATACTAGCTAGTTTTGTTAATGGAGTTAACGAAGCAGGTGCTGAAATTATGAATCCATTTATTTCAGAATCTATTTGGACAGAAGCTGCAGGGGATTTAACTGTTAGAGGTGGAGTAACTAAAGATGGTAGAAGATTATATACAGATCAAACTTCTGCTGGTGATAAAGCTGCAATTAGATTTTTGCATTTAGGAAATGCATTAGCACCATCATACAAACAATTTGTAAGACTTGCTCAAGCTGCAACAGAAACACCAACAGCACGTGGAGAAACTTTAGATGTTGGACCTGAGATAGCAGGCTTCATGGGACTTAGACCTATTAAAGTTGATCCGTTAAAATCAATGGGCTTTAAAATTTCTGGTTATCAAAGAGGTATTAGGAATGCGAGAAGAGAATTTACTGGTGGTTATTTTGGTTTGTTAAAAGGTGGACCAGTTGATCCTAATGATATTATTTTAAGATATATAAAATCAAACAAAGCTAAGTTTGATGTACAACAAAATATGTTTAATGACTTAAACGCAGCAGAAACTTTGGGTGTAGGAAATAATGATTTAAGAAGACAATTTGATGAAAGACAAATTAGTAGTGAAGATTACAATAATTTAAGAAGAGGTAGATTTGATCCTTATGTTCCATCAGGTGAGATTGCAAAAAAATTTAGAGACATTGCAAATAATCTTGGTGAAGACAATCCGTTTAGAGAAGCTTTACCTGCATTAAATGAAATAAGAAGAGAGCTAAGACAACTGCAGTTGGGTCAACCTTTTAATATTGATCCATTAGAATTTTTAATACCACCTGCACCACCAACACCACCATTGCCGACATCAGTTACTTCTGCAATGCCTAACGATAAAACAATTACACAAGCACAAAACATTTTAAGTCAAACGCAAATGGCCGCTGGTAACGCTGGAGGATTGACTGCGTTAGAAGAAGCATTACTATCAGATGAAGAAAAACTAATAAGATTAAGACAAAGAGGAATTACAACATAATGCCAAACGGAAATAAACTAAACCCGAAAACAACTAGAGAGCATTTACTTTCTATCTATGGATATATTACTGGATTAAAAAAAGATGTTAAACATATGCACGATGGTATACACGATTTGGGTGGTAAGATAGACAAGATCTATTGGGTGTTATTGGGTACTGTTGGGGCAGTATCACTTCTGTTGCTAGAGAAAGTTTTAGATAAAGGTCTCTTTTTTTAAATCCAAGCTTTTAAATCTTCGCCCATAATATCTGTAGCGATGTTTAATTTTTTTCGTAAAGCTTTTACAACTTTAATATCAATAGTATCTTCTGTTACTATATCAATATAAGTCATTGGATATTTTTGTCCAATACGATCAATACGAGCTTCTGATTGTAATCTTTTTTCAAGATCATAACCATTAGAATAATAAACCATTGTACTAGCAGCGGTCAGTGTGATACCATAGCCGCCGGTTTGAGTAGTACCTACAAAAAATCTACAGTTGTCATCTTCTTGAAACTTCTTTATATTATTCTGTCGATCTTCCATCGTGGTTTTACCATAATAGTCTACAACAATATCATCACGATCATATTTTTTTCTAATAGCTTTTAAAATAGTTTCAATATCTCTTTGATAATGAGACCAAATAACAACCTTACCTTCTACTTCAGATAAAATTTCCATAAGTTCTGTTACTCTATGATTAGGTATATCTTGTATAGTGCCATCATCAGCAGTGAAGTGACCACAAAGAATTTGATGAAGTCTCATTAACTGAACCATTACATTATTAGTAGTTAATGCTTTTCCTTCTAATTGTGCCATAGCATATTTCTTCATAGCTTTGTAAACTTTTTCTTGTTGAGGTGTCATTGTTATCTGACGCTTCATAAATGTTTTTTCTGGCAGGTCTAAACAATCATCTTTTAACACACGCATTGAAAAGGGTTCTATTAATTTAGATAACTCTCCAAGATTTCTATAACCAACAACAATGTTAGTGCTATGACTACCAAGATTAATTGTTCTCATCTCTGCATATCTAGATCTAAAGTCATAATAAGAATCTGTCTTTAAGAGCCAAGAACCAAGGAACTGACACTGACTAAATAAATCTAATGGTGAATTAGTTACAGGAGAACCTGTAAGTATTCTTCTATACTTAGCAAGAGATCTTAGTTTTAAAATATTTTTAGTTCTATTAGTAGTAGGTGTTTTTATACTAGTAGATTCATCGATTGCCATCATTGCATTATGTGAGTTTAAAAATCTACGAGCAAATTCTTTACCAAAGTCATAAGAAAAAGCTTCTACATTCATAATTAAAATATGAAAGTCTGTACCAGGTTGAAATAAAGTATTTAATTTTTTTGTTTGTTCATGAGTTTTATCTGAACTTTTCCATAAGACTACTTTTTTATTTATGTAGTCAGGTAAGTGTGCCGGTATTTGATCTTCATACCAATTTTTATATACACCTTTTGGTGCAATAAGAAGTAAGCCATTTATTTTACCTTGGTTATAAAGCATAGCTGCATTATCTAATAATACTTTAGATTTACCTGTACCCATTTCCATAAAGTACGCAAAGTATTCTTTATCCCACGACCTTTCTAAAGCATCAAGTTGATGTTTATAAGGAACTGTTTTAAATTTATACCAATTAATTTTACTGTCTAATACATTAGTCATAGTTGTTTACTTTTCTTTCTAAAAAGTTATATAGTGTATAGAAAGAAAAAAGTCAATGAGCAAAGTTTATTTAGTACAGGAAATTCCTACAGATAGAGAAACAGGACAACCTAAGATTGATATTACTCCTGCATTAAAGTATGGCGAAATTAAGATCTTATTTCCTCGTTTAAAACAGATGCAATTCACACCAGGTCCAATGGTAATGGAAATAAAAAATTCATTAAAAGATTTTACTGTTGATGATTATTTATTACTTTATGGCGATCCTGCCATAATTGGTGTTGTATGTGCAGTAGCTTCTGATCTTACAAATGGTAAATTTAAATTATTAAAATACGATAGAAGACAATTTTCTTATTATCCAATTGAATTAAATATTTTTCAGAACTAGTATTGACATATATAAATTCTCCTATATATACGATAGTGCAAATATAAATTTAAACTATTAAACTATTAAGGAGTAACATGACGATCAATCTAAGAGCTGATGCGCCCAGTCAGGTGACGCAAACAGAACCTCAAAAACTAACAGACGAAATAAAAAAACTTCAAGACATCCAACAAGAGATACAGAACTATAAAGATAGGATTAAAGATTTAGAGGAGAGTGAAAAATATTTTTCTCAAGTAGTAATTCCAGATATGATGAATGCTATGAATCTTAAAACTATGAAATTAAAAGATGGTTCTGAAATAGAAATATCTAATAAGTTTTTTGCCAACGCTCTAGCAGCTAAAAGAGCAGAGGCATATCAATGGCTTCGAGAAAACGGACTAGGCAATATTGTGAAAAATGAAATCACAGTAAGGTTTGGAAAGGACGAAGATCACAAGGCGACGCAATATGCTACCCTTGCAAGAGGACAAGGTTATGAACCGGAACAAAAAGTTTCTGTTCATGCTGGAACTCTTAGAGTTGCTCTGGAGGATCTCCATACACGTGGTGGTCAGATTCCTTCGGAGTATTTCAGTACATTTGCTGGTTATCAAACTAAGATAACTAACAAATCTAAATCAACAGACTAATAGACTAACAAAGGAGAATCTATGGAAAGTCAAGTAGCAAAGAAGGCTAATGCAGGTGCATTAGCAACAATAAATCTCAGAGCAGATTCTGGTAAAGGAGCTGAAGAGATTAAGTCAGATGACGTGTCAACACCGATTCTGAAAATCTTACATCAGCTATCACCTGAATGTAATGAGAGAGACGCCAAGCATGTAGAAGGGGCTAAACCTGGTATGATTTATGCATCAGGGTTTGGTAAACTTATAAGTGGTGAAGAGGGATTAGATGTAATAATCGCTCACGCACAAACTAGGTATCCTGAATGGCAGGAGAGAGGCGATAGTGCTTCAGCTCCAGTAGGAACTCACTTAGAGATTCCAGCCGATGCTGTGGAAGAAAAGAATGGAAGATACAGATTACCAAATGGTAATTATGTTGAGAAGACTGCATACTTCTATGTACTAGCAATGGTAGATGGCGAGTTAAAACCTGCAGTGGTCCCAATGAGATCTTCTAATTTATCTCCAGCGAGGGAGTTAAATAACCTTATCAAGAATCTAAGATTCACAGATGATCAAGGTTCATTTAATCCTGCAAGTTATTCAGCTGTGTATAAGTTAAACACATTTGGAAGAACAGCGGGAAGTAAAAGCTGGCATGTCTACAAACCATCAAGAGTAAGAAATCTTGATATCGCTAACAAAGATGATGCGTCTATGTATGAGATAGCAGCACAACTTCAGAAATCTGTTTCTAAAGGTGCAGCTAAACCAAAATACGACGCTGGTCAAAATAAGCAAGACATAGTATAATAAAGTGTTATAACAACGGCGCTGAAGGGAGACTGGAGGCGCCGTCTAATTATGAAAGATTTTAGAAAATATTTTAGTGGGTTAGAAAGAGACTTTGGTTTCTGTAATGTTAACAATGGTTATCATGATCCACAAACAAACAAATTAAAATTTGATCCAGGCGATTATGGCTGGTCTAAAAGAAATATATCTGATCAAGATTATCAAGATCATTTAGATGGTAAACGTGCAATAGGTATACAAGCATGTGATGATAATGGTATGGCTAGCTTTGGTGCAATCGATATTGATCCATCTGATTATTCTAGTTTTGATATTCATCATTATTTAAAAGTTATTCAAGATAAAGACTTACCTGTCATACCAATTAAATCAAAAAGTAATGGTCTTCACATTTATGTATTTACAGCAGAAAAAGTACCTGCAACTTTAATTAGAGAATTTTTACAAAATTTATTATTTTTATTTGGACTATCATCAAAGACAGAAATATTTCCTAAACAAACACAGTTAGGAATGAACCAAGATAATGTTAGAACTTCTGGATCATTTATTAACTTACCTTATTTTAAAAAGACAGAACGTAAAGCATTATTACCAGACGGAACAGAACTAGAGTTTGAAGATTTTATAAACGTAGTAAAAGATAATTTACAAACAAAAGAAACATTAAAAGAAGTATCAAATAAAAAGATAAAAGAAATATTAACTGGTGGCCCAGAAGATTTATTAGATGGTCCTCCATGTTTACAGATGATATGTAAACAGGTCCAGGAATCAGGAAACAAACTAAGTGACGAAAGAGATAGATTTTTATTTAACTACATGGTGTTTGTTAAAAAGAAACACAAAGATGATTGGAAGAAAAAATTATTACAAGCAGCTAGAGATTTTATAAAGTATGATGACACGTGGGGTGATGACAAAGTAAATCAAAAGATAAAAAGTTGGGATAAGGATACAGCTGGACATACTTGTCATGACTTACCTATTTCATCTTATTGTGCAAAGGGAAATTGTTTACGCAGAAAGTTTGGTATTGGAAGTCATAGAGAAAGTAGTTGGCCTCAAATATCTGGTTTAATTAAAATAGATTATAAACCTGACCCAGAATATTTCTTTAATGTAGAATTATCTGACAGTAAAGTAGTTCAGATACATGCAAAACATATAAAAAAGATAGCAGAAATGAAAGAGATGAGAGCGCTTATAGCAGATCAAACATCAATATTTCCTCCCATCATTAAGAATAATGAATATCAGCCTATCCTGGACGCTCTATGGGCCACTAAAGAGGATATTAAACCACCTGCAGGTACTAATCCTATTGAGATGTTAAAGAAATATTTAGAAGATTATGTCAACGGACCAGAAGCTACAACATATGCTTCATTTAAAAGTGGTGCTGTATTGAAAGATGAAGAGTTTTATTATTTTGATTATGATAAATTTTATGAAGAAATAAAAAGAAATGAGTGGACAAAGGATAGACCAAGAACTGCAACTCTAATTAAAAGTCATTTCAAAGCTGAGTTTGGATTTCAAAAAAGATTTCCAAAAGGTGAAAGTGAAAAATCATTTCCACCAGTTAGATGTATAAAAATGCCTGCAGATGATTTGATGAAAGAAGAAATACCAGAAGAAAAAATAGTAATAGAAGACAAAGAAAACATTGTATAATGAAAGAACCTATTAAAATATATGGTCCACCAGGGACAGGTAAAACTTTTAGATTAATTAGAAGAGTAAATGCTTATGTAAGAACCGGTACACCCTATCATAAAATAGGTTACTTTGCTTTTACAAAGAAAGCTGCAAAAGAAGCTAGAGAAAGAATAGGTGTAGATGAAAAACAAGTTCCATACTTTCAAACACTTCATGCATTTTGTTTTCATTTATTAAATTTAAATGAAAGCGATATTATGCAACCACATCATTATGAAGCTTTGGGTAAAAAATTAAATATAAGAGTAAACTTTAATGATAAATATAATGAAGAAGAAACACATTTCTTAACTTGTAATAATCCTTATTTTCAAATGATACAAAGATCTATCAACAAAGACATACCTTTACGAGAAGAGTTTGATCTTAATGAACATGATAGAAAAGATATAGATAGTTGGGACACGTTAAATCATATTTATATAAACTTACAAGAATACAAAACAAAAATGCATTTATTAGACTTTAATGATCTTGTTAAAAAAGTTGTAGAGTCAAAAAAATTTCCTAAGTTAAAAGCTGTATTTATAGATGAAGCACAAGATTTATCTCCATTACAATGGCAACTGTATGATAAGTTAAAAGAAAATTGTGAAGATATATATTTAGCGGGTGATGATGACCAGGCTATTTTTGCTTGGGCTGGCGCTGATGTAAATAGATTTATACAAGAACCTGCAAATGAAAAAGTTTTAAGATATTCTAGAAGAGTATCTAAAGCTGTGCAAGATCAGTCTCAAATAGCAGTGGGTCAGATATCAGGCATCAGGAAACATAAAGAATACTTGCCACGAGCGCAAAAGGGTCATGCGTCTTACATCAATAATTTTGGCCAGGTAGATCTTTCAAACGGAAAATGGTTGATCTTGACTAGAACTAAAAGCAATTTATTAGACATAATGAAAGAACTTAAAAGTAAAAATATTTATTATCAAACTAACAAAGGCAAAAGTTTTAATGTTGGTATTTATAATGGAGCCATGGCTTATACTAAATGGATAAGAGAAGGTAAGTTAGAAGAAAAAGAAATTAATGATGTCAGAGAATATATTCCCAATGGTAAATGGAATCCTGAAAAAAATTGGTATGATATCTTTGTAGCTGATCAAAAAGAAATACTTTACATTCGAAATATAATTTCTGGGGGTGAAAAACTTTATGAAAATGCAAGGATATGGTTATCTACAATTCATGCTGCAAAAGGTGGTGAAGAAGACAATGTAATATTATCCTTACATCAAGGATCTAAAGTACAGAAAAGTATTCGTCTAAGTGTTGACAAACAAGATGAAGAGCATAGAGTGTGGTACGTGGGTATCACCAGAGCAAGAAATAACTTATATAAACTGAAAGCTAAAAAAAAAATAAAGGAGTATAGACTATGACACATAAAGATATATTTGAGGAATCATTTCCACAATACACCCAGGTAGGAGGGAATCACTACACTAAGTTTCCCATACAACCCTACGAATTTATTTCAAAGAATGATCTTTCATTCTTTCAAGGAAACGTTGTTAAATACGTTTGTCGTTATCAACGTAAAGGAGGAGCAGAAGATCTTAAAAAAATTGTACACTACTGTCAATTAGAATTATTAAAATTAAATGATATGAAAAAGAAAAAATAATGCCTAACAGAAATTTTAAAGCAAAAAATATTACTGTAAACAAACATAAATTTCGTTTAGAATTTTATGGTAGTTTAGTTGATTGGGAAATATTTCCTCATACTTATGATGCAGCTTTGTATGCATTTAGTAATAAAAATAAATTAAATAAGTTGGTAGAAAAGAAATACATATTACAAAAATGAAGATACCTAAATACTTAACACAAACCGAATGGGTACAGCCCACTGAATATCCTGATCTAAGAGATTATGATGAGATTGCAATCGACTTAGAAACAAGAGATCCTGATTTAAAAACGAAAGGATCTGGTGCTGTTACAGGTAATGGTGAAGTTGTTGGTATTGCTGTCGCTACATTTAATGACAGGTGGTATTTTCCTATTGCACATGGTGAAGGACCAAACATGAATAGAATTAAAACTTTAGAATGGTTTAAAGATATTTGTGAATGCCCTGCTACAAAAATATTTCATAATGCAATGTACGATGTATGTTGGATACGTAATTTAGGTATAAAAATCAATGGTTTAATCGTAGATACAATGATTGCGTGTTCTGTTTTAGATGAGAATAGATTTGCATATACACTAAATGCTTTATCATGGCATTATCTTAACGAAGGTAAAAATGAAAAAGCTTTAACCGATGCTGCTAAAGCTAGAGGACTAGATCCAAAGGCAGACATGTGGAAGTTACCTGCAAGTGAAGTAGGAGCTTATGCTGAGAAAGATGCTGAACTAACTTTTAAACTTTGGCAACATGTAAAAAAATTATTACAAGAAGATGATTGTGAAGATATATTTAATCTTGAGACAGATCTCTTTCCTTGCCTGGTCGATATGCGTTTCCTAGGGGTGCGGGTAGACGTGACAAGAGCCAATCAATTAAAAAAAGAATTAACAACACAAGAAGAAAGATTAATACACCAAGTGAAAATAGAGACAGGAGTAGAAACTCAAATATGGGCTGCACGTAGTATTCAAAAAGTTTTTGAACATTTGAACCTACCCTTTGAAAAAACTGCAAAAACTGGTGCGCCTTCATTTACAAAAAATTTCCTTTCTAATCATGAGCATCCTGTAATTCAAATGATAGCAGAAGCTAGAAAAATAAACAAGGTTAATACAACTTTTATTGATACAATTTTAAGACACGAACATAATGGTAGAATTCATGCAGAGATAAATCAAATTAGATCTGATGATGGAGGTACAGTTACAGGTAGATTTAGTTATTCAAATCCTAATCTACAACAGATTCCAGCTAAAGATCCAAACACAGGACCATTAATAAGAAGTTTATTTTTACCTGAAGAAGGTTGCAAGTGGGGTACATTTGACTACTCACAACAAGAACCAAGATTAGTTACAGAGTATGCATTAAGATTTGGATTAGCTTCAGTTAATAAAATTGCTGACGCGTATGATAATGATCCTAAAGCAGACTTTCACCAAACTGTTGCAGACATGGCTAAGATTCCAAGAAGTCAAGCTAAAGTAATTAACCTTGGTTTATTTTATGGAATGGGTAAAGCTAAATTAGAAGCAGAGCTTGGTGTATCTAAAGACAAAGCAAAAGAATTATTTGAAACCTACCATGGTAAAGTTCCATTTGTAAAACAATTAACAAATCAATTAATGAGTGCTGCTCAAAAACAAGGTAGAATAAAAACTATTTTAAATAGAAAATGTAGATTTCCAAAATACGAACCTATACTAAAAGGTAATGACTGGGGTAGATTTGTGCCTGCACAAGATCATGAAAGAATGTTAGAACTTCAGGCTATGGGTCCATATATGAAAGATGAAGATGGTGAATTTATTAAGGATAAAGATGGCAATAAACAAAAAAACTATTGGCATGAAAATGGTCATCGTAGAGCTTTTACATACAAAGCATTAAATAAATTAATTCAAGGATCAGCTGCAGACATGACTAAAAAAGCTATGTTAGAACTATATAAAGAAGGTATTACACCGCATATACAAATACACGATGAACTTGATATATCTGTGATAAACGATTTGGAAGCTGCTAAAATAAAAGATATAATGGAACATGCAGTTGACTTACAAATTCCCAATAAGGTTGACTATGAATCTGGGCCTAATTGGGGTACAATAAAATAAGGAGAAATTATGGCTTACTTAAATGCAAATATTCCTGTACAATACGCACAAATAAAAAAGGAGTATTTATATGACCTTAAAAA